AACAAGAAGTGTAGAAAATCCAATGTATATGGGAGGGTTAATAAAAGAATTAGCATTCCAAGAAGTAATCAGCAACGCAGCAGTGCAAATGGAGGGTAATAATCAACCATTAGGAACATTAGCAGGTAGAGGAAAATTGACAGGAAAACACAAAGGAGGAAGTATCAAAGTACGTGTAGACGAGCCAAGTGTATTAATCGGACTAATTAGCTTAACTCCGAGAGTCGACTATTCGGGTGGCGTGGCTTGGTATAATAACTTAAAAACGATGGATGATTTCCATAAACCAGCATTAGACCAAGTGGGCTGGCAATCCCTCATTACAGACCAGATGAGTTACCTAGATACAACAATTGACGAAAATGACAACATAGTATTTAAGAGTGCAGGAAAACAACCAGCATGGATAAACTATATGACAAATGTACCAAAATGTTACGGAAACTTTGCAGTAAGTGACGATACAGGAGGAGGTCAGATGTATATGACATTAAACAGAAGATATGAAATAGGAGAGAATGGGATAAAAGATATGGTTACATACATTGACCCTTCGAAGTTTTCGCATATTTTTGCTGATACAAGACTAGATGCACAAAATTTCTGGGCACAAATCGGAGTAAATATGATAGCAAGACGTAAAATGTCGGCAAAATTAATGCCAAACTTATAATAGTAACAGGGGGAGGAATCCCCCTTAAATAACAAAAAAAATGTATAAAACACCAAAATATAATAAAACTACAGCAATACTAAATAAAAGCGTAGAGGGGGAAACCATTGAACAAAAAATGGAAAGAGTAACAACTAATCAAGAACCAATAAAAGACGGGGCACCATTAATCTACACAGATAGAAAAGACGGAGTTCAAGCTGGTTATAATATTAGAACAGACAGATTCGAAATAGCTGTAGAGGCTATGGATGTAGTAGCAAAAAGTGTAATAGCTAAAAGAGAACAGAGAGCCAAAATGGAAATCGTCAAAGACGAGCCAATACAAGGCACCGAGGGAACAAATAATTAATAATAATTATAGCGGTACGCATGTATTCTTATATATCAAGTATATAGTACCGCTTTAAAAAAGCGCGAAAAAAATGAGTTCATGGTTACCAGCAGCAATTAGTGGGGCGGGAGGTCTACTAGGCATAGGACTATCAAATAGTCAAAATCAACAACAGTACCAAAATCAACAGAGTTTGATGGGTCAACAATTAAATAACCAAATGTTATTGAATCAACAAGGGCACCAAATGCAGAAAGACATGTGGGATTACACGAATTACGAGAATCAACGTAAACACATGGAAAAAGCAGGACTAAATCCAGGCTTAATGTACGGAATGAGCGGAGGCGGAGGAGTAACAACAGGTAGCCAAAGCGGAGGAAGTGCAAGTGGAGGACAAGCACCAGGATTCAATAACGAATTAACAGGAATGGGATTACAACTAGGACAAATGTTGGCAAATATTGAATTAACTAAAGCACAAACAGAAAAAGTTAAAGAAGATACAACAACAGTGAAAAGTAGTAGAGATGTAATGATTGAAAACATGAGACAAGCAGGTATCGGACAAATGTATGAAAATTTAAAAACAAAATTCGAAAGAGAGGGTGCAACAGTAACTCCAGAATTAGTATACAATGAAATATACGGAACGACTGAAGTAGATTATCACAAAGCAAGTCCACAAGTACAAAAATTCACGGCAGAACTGTTAAAAACAGAGGCAGAAAAGAAAAACCTAGATGCTAGCGCATTATTGACAAATAATAAAGCATTAGGGTATTATGTAGAATTATTAAATAATGACGATAATATTGATTTTATAGGGTGGACAATTAGCGATATAGTTTCGTTTAGTTTTTCAACTGGTAGGAAAACATTGTCATTTAATGCAATAGACGGTTTAGGTTTATTAGGTAAGATAAATTTTTATTATCCTGAAGATGAAACTTTATTGACTAGACACTCTACTTTATATTATATAAATAGTGCATTAAGTAAAATAGCATTTCCAACTGATTTAAACATATTGAGCGGAATTAGCTTTTATGCTTCAGGAATGCTTAATAGAGGAGATAATCCATATGCAGAGCCATTGAGCCAGTCTTATTTGCAAAATCTATCATTTACAGGAAATACATATTTAGATATTTTAACAAATATTATAAGTGGTTTCGGTTCAAGATTGTTCCAAGCCAAGGGCATTTGGTATATTGTGCCATTAACGCAAATAGCTTCAGATAGTTATTATTATACTTTGTATGAAAATACAACTGCAATAGATGGCGGGGAAATATCAGATTTAGGAAATATAGAAGGATTTACAGGAAATACAAGTAATTTATTTTTTACTGACAATTCACAGTTTAAATTATTAAGAAAAGGCTACAATACTATTATTAGCAAGAATGATGCTCAATTTGCAGATAATTATATAACTAATGGAACGTTTAAGCAATACATAGCAAACACTCCAACATATTGGACTACAAGTGAAAGCTACGGTTCATTTACCGTAAGGCAAAATCCTAATTCTGATTTTAACGGAATGTTGTTAAGCATAAACAAATCTACTTCAGCACCAGCTTACGCTAGAATTAAAACTACTTATCTAACAGGTTTTAATATTGGAGATACAGGTAACTTATCTTTTAATTGTATTTTAAGAAGTTTTAGCGTAGCGCCTAGTAAAGTTGCAGTAGTAAAAATTATTGTTAATGACGGAGTAACGGATTGGTATTTAGATAGTACAGGACATTGGGGAAACTTTGGAAGCGATTATTATTACATTAAATATGAGGATGGTACTTTAGTTTATGATGCAAGTATTGAAATTCCTGCAACTAGCTTTAGTGGAACTATGTCTATTGAAATATCTTGTGAGAATTTAACAAGTACTTTAATAGACCAAGTTATTGAAGTGCAGAATGTAGTATTAACACAAAAATCAGCATTTAACGGAGTAACGACAACTAGCACAGTAAATTCAAATAATGATTATACCTATGAGGCTAAAATAGGTTCAGGCTTTAATAGTTCTAATAGCAAATACAATTATTACAAATGGTATATTGGAGATGTAGCCGGAGATGCTTTAAATAACTGGTATTCGTATAATTATCCTGCTAGTTTATACACTTCTTTAAGTGAATTAGTAGTAAAACAATATTCAAATGTATTATCTAAAAATATAATTAATATAGATAGTACTTTTATGAGTATGGAGCCAACTAACGGAAGATTTAGCGGTGCGATGAGAATTACGGCTGATGATACTGACCCAGTGCAAATAAGCGTACAAAATAAACAATATATAGTAGGTAATACTACAATGGATTTATTTAATGATACTATTCAAACTACTTTATTAGAGGTTACTGATATAGAAAACACTAGCACAGTAATTTCAACTACTTACAATATCACTCAAATTAATTTTGGGGATGAATATTTTGTAAGATATAGAAGTGAAGGCTATGACACTTATACTGAAGCAGCGGCTGCAACAGTTGGCTCTGATGCAATATTTGCAGCTGAAGATACAATGAACCCGCCTGTTGGATTTGTATTTTACGCAAATGATATATTGACAATTCCGTTTGATGGTGCGTTTTTATGGTATAAGGTTGAAATGGATTTAGAAACACACGTTTATAAGATTAGTAGTGAAGGGCAGATACTAGAAATTTATAGTTAAATTTGTAATTATGGCAGACAAAGTACAGGGAAAAAATATTATGCTTTATTATCACGAAGCACCTTCGGAAACTTATCCTGATGGTAGGGACATACCTTTTGCGTGTTCAACTAATTGCACGTTTAACGTATCAGTTGACCAAAAAGAAGTTACTTCGCAAACTTCGGCCTGGTATAGAGAATATAAAATAGACATAGCAAGTTGGACTGTGAACTGTGATGGAATAGTTACTTTAGACGGTTACGGTTATTTAAACTTCTTAAATATCCAACAAAATCGTACACCAATAAGTATAAAGTTTGTTGTAGATAACGGAGCGGACGGCTTAGTAGTTATTAGTGGAACTTGTAATTTAAGCAACTTTCAAATGAACGCACCATTTAAGGACATAGCGACTTATTCAGTTAGCTTACAAGGTACAGGCGCTTACGGTACAACAGGAACTTCAGTTGATCCAAGTGGAACGGTAATTGTAGCCGGTGGCGCAGTTTACTCAAAAGGATATACGGCTTCAGGTGCAGAAACTACTATCACGTGGTCGGATATGATTGGTAAGACTTGTTTATACGTTTCTGGGGGTGGTATTGATGTACAAAATATTATCGGTACCGGCACACCAGTTGACGAAGAAGTTAAATGGGTATGTGCAACAGGAATTTTAACGTTTAGTAGAGCGTTGGAAAGTGGGGAATTTGTTCGCGCTCTTTTGCAATAGTAAAAAATATATAAAGATGTCAAATCAAATAGTTATAAGTTCAGGGGCTAAATTGAGAAATTTAAACGGTGTAATTACAGGTACAACGGGAGTTTTAGATAGCGTGCCTTTAGGTGGCGCAAATGGAGTAGCAACATTAGACAGTAGTGGAAAGGTTCCTGTAAGTCAATTACCTTCTTCGGTAGTTACTTATTTAGGTACTTGGAATGCTGCAACTAATACACCTACTTTAGCAAATGGTACAGGGGACGCAGGGGATATGTATATATGTAATGTAGCCGGAACGGTAAACTTTGGTGCTGGGCCTATAACTTTTGCAGTAGGGGATTGGGTGTTATACGGTAGTGGAACGTGGCAAAAATCTAATGGACAAAATGGTACTGTTACAAGTGTTGCAGTAACGGAAAGTGGGGACGCTTTAACAATCACAGGTTCGCCAATTACAACGGCAGGAACTATCAATATAGGCTTTGCCGGAACTTCTGCTCAATATGTAGCAGGTAATGGTTCTTTAATTACTTTCCCAACGCTTATAAGTAGTATTGGGTTAACTATGCCAAGCGCTTTTAGTGTTGCAAATAGCCCTTTAACGGCTAATGGAACGATTGCAGTAACCGGAGCGGGTTATGCTTCGCAATATATAAGAGGAGATGGAACTTTAGCAGATTTCCCTTCGGGTGGTGGTGGTGGTTCTTCGGTTTCGTATTATCTTAATGGTGGTACAAGTCAAGGGACAATCGGTGGAACTACTTATTATCAAATGAGTAAAACGGCTGATACAGGAACAGGAGTAGATTTTACTAAAAGTGGAGATGGTCTTATTGTATCATTTTTAACAAATGCTAACGACCCAGCGCAATTAAACATTCCGGGTGGTAATTGGAATTTTGAGATTTATGCTTCAATGAGTTCTAACGGTGGCACTCCTGAACTTTACGCTGAATTATATAAATACGACGGTACTACATTTACTTTAATTTCAACAAGTTCAAACGAAATTTTATACGATGGTACAAACTTGAATTTATACACTTTTGCAATGGCGGTTCCAAGTACGACTTTAACGCTTACTGATAGATTAGCGGTTAAGTTATACGCTACAAATAGTGGCGGTAAAAGTACAACAGTACACACTCAAAATGGGCATTTATGCCAAATAATTACAACATTTTCAACAGGAATAACTGCGTTAAATGGTTTAACTGCTCAAGTGCAATATTTCGGTACCGGCACAAGTGGAACGGATTTTAACATATCAAGTGCAAGTGCAACGCATACTTTTAATTTGCCTACGGCTTCGGCTACAAATAGAGGTGCTTTAAGTTCAGCGGATTGGACAACATTTAATAATAAATTAAGTACTGCAACGGCTGCTTCAACTTACGTTCCTTATACAGGAGCAACAGGATTAGTTAATTTGGGTACATATAATTTAAAAGCAAATAGTCTATATGCAGAAGGGGATGGAGCATTTGCAGGTGGTGGTTTATTAATAAAACAATATGCTTCGGGTGTTTCTAGTATTACAGGATATAATACAATCAGCTCACAAACAAGTGGATTTTATTTTTCAGCTTCGCAAGGTGGTAGCTATAAGAACTTTTTAATTGACCCTAGTGGTTTAACAAACGTAACGACAAGAACATATACTTTACCAAATGCTTCGGGCACTTTAGCATTAACAAGCAATTTATCTTCTTACGTTCCATATTCAGGTGCTACAACTGATGTACTTTTAGGCAGTTGGGCATTATTTTCTGCAGGGGTGCAAGTTACTAATGGTGGGCTTGGAGTTATCAGTACTGACGGATTGTTAAGTGCAAGTAAAGGTATATTTTTAACTGATACTGCAAGTGGTGGAAACTGGGCAACAGGCACTACAAATATAGTAGCAAGAACTTCAGGACTTTTAATTACTCACAATTTAGGTGGAGGAATATTAAATTTTAATACTTCAACTACTTATACTTATAATTTTCCTGCTGCAGATGGCACTTTAGCTTTAACAAGCAATTTATCTTCTTATTTGCCTTTAAGTGGTGGAACTTTAACAGGTGCTTTAAATGGTACAAGTGCAGTATTCTCTAGTAGTGTAACGGCAGCAGGTCTAAATAGTACAATAGCAAAATCAGGTAGTGGAGTTGAAAGTATTAGTTTATTAAACTTAAGAGCAACAGGTACAGGTGCTATTGGAGATAGTCAAAATATTAGATTTTTAAATACTGATGGAATACATATTGCAAACATTGCAGGTATTTTAGGTGGTGATAATATTGCTTATGGTTCTATTGCATTTTCGGTAAGGAACTATAATACCGATGCAATGAATGAGGCAATGCGTATTAATAATAGAGGCAATGTAGGTATAGGAACAACAAGCCCAGGCAATTTTAGTGGTGTTGGATTTACAGGCCCTTTTTTAGATATAGCTGGTGTATTTCAAGTTAAAGGGACTTCTGCAAATGGTTTAGCAGCATTTCAATTAGGTGGTGATACATACCGAAAGGCTTTAATTTATACACCTGTTGGAACTGATACGCCATATCTAGCTTTTGGAGTTGCAACAAGTGGCAGTAGTAGTAGTGCAAATGAGGCAATGCGTATTACAAGTGGGGGTAATGTATTAATTGGGGGGACAACAGGAGCAGCAGTTAGATTGGGTGCATTTTCAGTAAACAATACTTCGTCTTGTTATTCTTTTGTAGCTTGGAATGCTAGTGGTGCTGATATGTTAAGTGTAAGAGGTGACGGTTTAATAAGTTCAGGTACAGGTACTTTATCCCCTTATAATTTTACGACAGGTACAGGAGCAAATATGGTAGTGGATAGTAGTGGATATTTATATCGTTCTACTTCTTCATTAAAATATAAAACTAATGTAATTGATTATGACAAAGGGTTAGATATTATAAATAAAATTAGACCTGTATACTATAATAGTAAAAATAATGGAGATACTTTATTTGCAGGTTTAATAGCAGAAGATATTCACGATTTAGGCTTGACTGAATTTGTACAATATGCCGAAGATGGAACACCTGACGCATTATCTTATTCAAATATGGTAGCACTTTTAATAAAAGGTATGCAAGAGCAACAACAACAAATAGAAGAATTAAAAGCTAAAATAAAATAAAATGAGTACAACTTATCAATGGGTAATTAATCAAATGGACACAAAGCCAACTGAAGACGGACTAACGGATGTAGTTTCCTGCATACATTGGACAAGAACGGCTGAACAGTATGTAGGTGGTGAGCCTATTAATGTTTCTAGTTACGGAACAATGGGTTGCACTACCCCTTCAAGTACGGATTTTACGGCTTATCCTGATTTAACATACGAGCAAGTTTGTAGCTGGTTAGACGCAGGTTTAGATGTTCCGGCAATAGATGCAGGGCTAGACCAACAAATAGAGAACATTATTAACCCACCGATTATTGTACTTCCTTTGCCGTTCCAAAATCCAACTATTTAATATTATATTTGTATAAAATAAATATTATGATACAACTTAACGAAACACAAATCAAAGAATTAGAGGCGTTCATTAACACAATCCCAACTGCTTACGGTTTACCTTTATTGCAGTTTCTAGGAAAATTAAACGCTGAACAAAATCCACCACAAGAAGTAAATCAGGACTAAATGGAAAGTATTGCAATTTTCTTGGCTGGACAAGCCATTGTTATAATAACCGGCTTAATAAGTATCTACGTGAAAGTATCTTTAAAATTGAAGGAACTTGAAGTGCGTGTTAATATGGTTGAAAAGCAAGAGGACGTAATAGCCAAGAAACTTGACAATATTCAAACAGGCTTAAATAAGATTTTTGTTGCATTAGAGAAAAAACAAGACCGAGAATAATGAAAGAGGTAGTCATTACATTATTGGTGGCTATTCTTATAATCTTCATAGCGAGGACTTCACGCTACACTAAAGACGAGCCGGTAATCCTAACAAAGATTGACACGGTTTACCAAGAGAAAACTTTTACAAAGTACACAAAAGGGAAGGATATTCCACATTTAGTAATATCCGATATTATCCTAAAAGATACGGTTCACGATACCGTAACGATAGTTAAAGACTATTTAACTACAAAAGTCTATACGGACACATTTACACTAGATAGTTCAAAATTTACCATTATTGACACCATTAGTCAAAATGCAATTCAGGGAAGGCAATTTTTGGCACATATTAAGGAGCGAACTATCACAATTACAAACGATATATACCATAAAGACAAAAACAGTCTTTATTTGGGCATTTTAGGCGATTTAAGACGCTTTGACAATAAATTAGGCATAGGAGTAGGCATAGGATATAAAACCCCTAAAAATGGTTTGTTTATCTTTGGTGCTTCAACTAATCAATATTCGTTTAGTTATTATAAAAAATTGTTCTAATATGGCTTTACCAATGACCTTTAAGGAGTTTGCTAAAAACCCAGTTGTAGCTACGCTTTTTTTAGTATTAGCCGGAATAGGTGCTTTATATATTGACGTGCGTTCTACGTTCCAAAATCAGGCAAAAGCGCAAGATTTTAGAATTGAGAAATTAGAGCATAGGGTTGATCTAGTAGGCGAAGCCTTACGCAAATCGGACTCTATTAGCGCAGTGTCTAATACTAAACTAAACACGTTAAGAGAATTAGGAGCGATAAAAGGTATAAAATGAGGTATTTAGTATTTATATTTTTATTTGGGTGTTCGGTAACGGCACAAGAACCAAATAAGGAATTAAATAAAGACGCTGATTTTGAACAGTTATTGAATAAAGTAAAGCAGACTGCAATTGAGGGAACAAAAGCACAAGAAGAAGCTGATAAGCAACAAAAAACAATAATTAAACAAACGGTTAATAAGATAGTTAGTTTAAAAAACGAATTAAATGAGGTTAAAAGCAAACTTGACTCTTTGGATAATGATACTGGGACTAAATATATCCTATTGCCAATATCCAATAATAAAAAAGATTAAAGACGATACAGTAGTTATTTTAACCTTAAATCAAAGCAAACAAATAAACAAACTGTATTTAAACTATAATGACACAATAGGGAAACTTAAAATTGCGTTAAACAAAACAACTGACTCTTTAAATAATAAAACGGTAAAATATGACTCTTTACTCTATACAACACTTATTGAAAAAGATAGCGTCTATAACTGGAAGTGGAAATATAAAGCTAATAAAGAAACTTATTATAGACGGGAAAGCGATTTTGAAAAGGATAAAAGATATGACCAATATGTAAAATATTTACTTGTATTCATTATAATATTTCAATTCTCTAAATTACATTAACAATGATAAAAAATTTTATTTGGCATTTATTAAGCGACAAATCCCCTTTAAATAGTGCTTTAGCAATCGGATTAGGTGCGTTTTTAATGATGTGCGTATTTGCATTATCGGACATAGGTACAGGATTAGTAGGTAAAGATTTAGTAGTAAGCGATACTATTTATCATTCTTTTGTAGCTATTGTGTTTGCTGCATTTTTTAAATCTTTGTATGAAAATATCAAAGGCAATTAAAATATATAAATTGAAGGA